CTGCGACGTGTGCGGCCAGCCAGCCATGACGAAGGAAGGGAACCGGCTGCGCTGTCCGACGTGCTGGCTGCGGGAACAGGGCCGGAAAATAAAACCGCTTGACCATAGGGGTTACCGGCCGTAGGCTTGCCGCAACGATTAGGAAACACGACAAGGAACAAACGACATGAAAAAACGTATTCACATAAACCAGCATGTTATCCGGGCCAACGCCAAGAACGGCACCAACGACCCGGCAATCACTGTCAAGACATATAAAAAGAACGTATACGCGCACCGGGTTGATATCGGCGGCGCGTCCACTGTTGTCTACTCACCGGACAAGCCCTTGAACTGTGGTGCCCGTGTTTGGATTGAGACCGACGCGCCGGTTCGTTTTGATGGGGGGCAGATCATATGACAAAACAAGTGACGCTGATTGACCATGAAAGAATGGTCCATAATATCATGGCCTGCTATCGGGCTGCCGATTCCGTGCAGGTTGCGGAAGGCTTGCTCTGGTACTCCGACGCACAGAAAGCAGCACACAATATCGCGGCAAAGTATGGCATTGCGGTTTATATTGTGGTGGCTGTTATCTCTGCCCTATCACCTAACAACAAGTGGGCGCGTAATGTTGTCAATGCCGATGCTTTGATTGCCGCTTTCCTGCGCGGTGACGGGATCGACGCTGTAAAGGTATCCACCTATCACGCTATGAAAAAGAAGGCTTGGGATATCTTGGCGGCGCGTCCGGACTATGACGGGGCAAAGCGCATGCTGAAGGGACAAAAGATCACGTCGTTTTTTATGGATATTATGGGCGAGTTTAACGTCACGATTGACGGCCATGCCCGCAACATTGCCTATGATGAAAAGGTAGGCTTGACTGATGATCGCACCAATATCGGCGTCCGTGAATATCGGGCCTTGCAGGCCGCATACGAAGAAGCAGCACGGCGCGTCGGCCTGATGCCCTACCAATTACAGGCTGTCACTTGGCGCGTCTGGCGGGATCGGTGGGGCATAACTTGACAAACCGTCTGACGCCAAAATGACAAACCGGCTGACGCTATAAAACATTGGGGATCAGTTAACGGTTTCTTGTTCGTCCGTTCGGGGGCGGGGCAAGACTGGCGGATTGATCGGGCAGGCGGCGAGTCGATGGGGCCAGCCTGCCAGCCTTCCCAACTTTTTTCGGCGGGGGGGTTCAACTGGTGCAAATTGTGTGCCATGATTCACGAACTGGCCACGAAGCCAGCAACAACAACGACGAAAGGGGCACGATATGCCACTTGATATTATACCAACAGAAGAGCAGGCCGCCAGCCGGTCAAAGGCGAAAGGCGGGGACATCTGGGCCACGCACAAGCGAATTGACGATGTAAGCCTATACGAACGGTTTGGGCAGATTCGGCGGGTGCCGCTTGAAGCGCAAACAACATATACCCATCAGGATGTTGAATTTGTCGAGCCGCAACCGCTAGAGGGTTTCCACGCTTTGCAGAACACGGCAACGGGCGGGGTTCTCAATGTCCGGCCTGTCGGCAAGTCCTATGCGCTTGTTCCGCATGACCTGCTATTCAAGGCACAGGCGGAGCAGCTGGCCGGTTCGGACCTGCCGCTTGACAATGTCGAAGTGGTGGACCGTCTCTATGAAGAGGGGGCACGGGTTCATCGCACCATCTATTTCCATGATTTGCAGTCGCGTTCGACCACACGGGGCGGCGGTGATGATGTAGTGCGCTGCCGGATGGACATCTTCAACAGTGTTGATATGTCATGGGCCTTGCAGATATTCAGCGGGGCATATCGTGACTTGTGCCGCAATACGCTCGTTTTTGGCGGTGAGAAAGCCTATCACCAGCGGAAGGTTCACAAAGGTTCGGTGTCGCCTGAAGCCATGATCGGCAAGGCAACAATGGGGCTTTCCATGTGGCAGAACCAGAAGGATCAGATGCGCTTGTGGCGGTCTGCACCTCTGACTGAGAAGCAGTTTGCGGACATCCTGAAGGAAACGCTTTGCAAGAAAAACACGGCAGCAGCGCGAACCGATGAACGTCTGGCCATCAATGAAAACCGTCTGAATTGGATGCTGGAACGCTTCAAGGAAGAGAAGCAGGAACTGGGCCTCACGCTCTGGGCCGGTTATAACGCCCTGACGCACTGGGCCACTCACTTGCCGGATGCAACAAACAATGGCCGCAACGAGCGCAAAAGGTACCAGCGCAATGAGCAAGTCCGGCAGATAGTGGACGGGCCATCATGGCGGTATCTAGAAGGGTTGGCAGCATAGCATGGAAGAATACTTGCAAGCCTTTTTTATGATCTATCGGATACTAATTGTTATTGCCCTAATATTGGGGCTGTTGATTTTTATCAACTGGTAACAACAACGCCCTGCGGGGCAGAAAGAACACACAACATGTCTACCATCTATACACCTGAACTTCTGGCGCAACTTAAGCAGCTTGGCGATAATTTCGAGCAGGCTATACGACGGGACGAGCGGCAGGTATTGCTTGCCAAGTTTCGGGCAGAGTTTCCGGCCACCGGCAACAATACCGACATGCACGGCCATCCGCTGCGCGAATCCGGCCAGCAGCCGGACGACGTTGTAAGTGTCGAACTGAACGCAACACACCGCACGATGCTTTCCTATTTGCGCGACGGATTCATGGCCGTGCCTACGCTTGCCGGTCATTGCAATATTAAGAAGCAGTCGGTTTATACCTATCTGGGCCAGCTTGAACAGGCCGGATATAAGCTTGAGAAGAGAAGCACCGGTAACAGGCGGGGCGGATATCGTTTGATCTATCGGCTTGCAAAGGCTGCATGACTTGTGCTTATAATCTGGGGCGGGCTGTTGTGGCCCGCCTCAACGTCTAGGAACAAGGATAGGAAACCAATGGAACTCTCAATCTTCGCACACGAAAAAGACACCATTTCGGATCACAACAAAGGCAATGCTAAAGTGTTCTTTGAAACCACCCACCATAAAACCTTTAAGGTTGTTAAGCTTTCCGGTACAGATCAGTACGGCAATCCGATCAAGGTAAAGGTCTTTATGGACGTAAAGCAGCCGGTGAAGAAGATCACCAACTACGCTTCTGACCATGCGAAATATCCGCATAAGTAAGCCAGTTACCCAGCCGGAAGGGGGCTAATACTCCGGCATCTCCTCCTAGCCTTGCCCCCGTCCTTAGTGGCGGGGGTCTTTTTTTGCCTTGATGCCAGTTAATAGCCTTGCGGGTTGTATAGGTTGGATTATCTGGCGGGTTGCATGTTCGGGGAATGCTGCGCTTTCTGGTCGCCACATCAGCCGGTTATAATAACAGGCATGACAAATCAGGCAACGCGCGCGCGTGTCATGTGACGTTTGCACATGTCAGGGGGGGCATGTCTTGGCTTGTTCGGATAGTGTGTTTTGCAGGTGCCGCCTTGGCATCGGCGATGGGAAAGTCAGAGAGGGATTTTTGCTAAGATGGCATCCGGAAACCGGCAGTCAGCTTAGAGCAGAGAAGCAAACAAAAAGATTTGTGCCGCGCACGGGCGGGCATGGGCCACTGGGGGGACGGGTATATGTACTAGCAATACCGCCATCGATTTTATATCGGTGTAGTTATCGATATGCGTAAAAAGGATACGTTGGGGAGGTCAGCGGGATACCCGGCGGGTACCTATGGGGTTTACCCCGGCGGGCCTATGCCCATAGTACAGTCGAATTCTAATTTTGTCAAGAAAAAAAGTTGACACACATGTAAAAAGTACCTATACTGTTGACGTGAGCCGCATTTTTATGTCGAACCACCCCACAACGAAAATTACTTCGTCATACAATCAGTGGTATCGGACATAAATGCGACTCACTCCTCCTTCTTTTCACGGGAAACACCGATGTTCACCGCCATGATCCTTGCATGTTGGCTCCACAGTCCCAACGACTGCACACAATTCACTGACAGACGGGGTCCCTACCTCGACAAGGGCGAGTGTGGTACCCGTGTCGTCGAGATGATAGGCGAAATACGCACGATTACGCCCGGAATGATCATCGTCGGTGCCCAATGCACCATAGTCGCGCAGGAATCCACGTAGATATGAACCTTCTCCCCCAACAAACACCGAAAAAGCGGGAACTAACACCCCAACAGACGCAGTTCCTCGACATTCTCTTTGAAAACGGTGGCAACGTGACTGCCGCAGCCGTCGATGCGGGCTATTCGAAGGGCAGCGCAGTCTGGTTACGCAAAACCCTTGCCGATGAGATCGTAGATCGCACGAAGGATGTCCTATCTATGAACGCCTACAAGGCTGCTACACGCCTCGTAGACACAATTGACAACCCCGCCCCCGAACGCGGTGATGATCTGCGTCTCAAGGCTGCTGAGAGCCTCCTCAATCGCGTAGGAGTGAAGCAGGCGGAGACAATCAACCACAATGTAACTGCAGTACACGGCGTTGTCCTGCTCCCCCCAAAGAAAGAGGTCGTGATCGATGGCTGATATGTCCAAGTACCCAAAGTATAGAGACCTGACCTCCAGCCAGAGAAAACAAGTAGACATTCTTCTCATGCAGGACGAGGCAGCAGGAATTAAAAATCTGCACGTGAATGACTACATCCCTATGGTTGTAGATCAGTCCCGAAAAAAGATGGCGCACGGCGGCAGTTGTAAGGGCCGCTCCGCACAGGGAAGCGCGGAGAAGAACTAGGTGGCAGGACGCCCTAAAAAGGACCCCAACGCACCCAAAGCCACGTACAACCTGTCTACAAAGGAACGTGCCCGACGTGCTGCCCAAAAGAAACTCAACGGAGCGAAGCGTCGTGCAGCCAAGACAACGAAGGCAGCAGAAGATAAACGACGCTACGCCCGCAAACTCGAAGACAAGATAGGTAAAGTGGAGAAGGCCCTTGTTGGCAAGGATACAACAGTCATTGATCAAGGAGATTTGGATGATTTACCTGCAGCCGTTGCGGACTTGGTTGAAGACAGTGAGATCGTATTTCGTCCGAATGAGGGACCACAAGAAGAGTTTCTCAGCGCGGGTGAAAGGGATGTTCTCTATGGTGGTGCAGCCGGGGGCGGTAAATCTTTCGCTCTCTTGGCCGATCCTCTGCGCTTCTGTCACAACGCTAATCATCGTGGGCTTCTACTTAGGCGTACTCTCGACGAACTAACCGAACTGATCGACAAGTCGCGCCAGCTATACACGAAGGCGTTTCCCGGTGCGAAGTTCCGTGAGTCGAAGTCTACGTGGGTTTTTCCCTCCGGCGCAACCATCTGGTTCACCTATCTCGACAAGGACAAGGACGTAACTCGTTTTCAGGGACAGGCATTCAACTGGATTGGTATAGATGAAATTACACAATACCCCACGCCTTATGTGTGGGACTACCTGCGTTCTCGCCTTCGTACTACTGATCCTGAACTCCAGCAACACCTGTACATGCGCTGCACAGCCAACCCCGGAGGAGTGGGTGGTTGGTGGGTCAAGAAAACCTACATCGAAGGAACACCTGAGAATAAGCCTTTTCCTGCCTTCGATATAGAAACGCACAAGCCGTTCCTCTGGCCGAAGGGACACGAGAAGGAGGGTGAGCCTCTCTTCTTCCGCAAGTTCGTCCCTGCCCGCTTGACCGACAATCCGCACCTCATGGCAGACGGCCAATACGAGGCGATGCTCAGATCACTACCTGAAGTCGAACGCAAGCGTCTCCTCGAAGGGGACTGGGACGTAGCAGAGGGTGCAGCCTTCCCGGAGTTCTCACGAGTCAAGCACGTCGTTGAACCATTCGAACTTCCAACGAACTGGCCGCGCATCAGAATGGCCGACTATGGATACGCAGCACCCTCATGCGTTCTCTGGGGTGCAATCGACTGGGACAACAATATCTGGATATACAGAGAACTATATCAAAAACACTTGACAGCAGAGGAACTGGCTGGTAGAATACTAGAAGCGGAACAGCTAGACCCGCTACCTCACTACACGGTCCTCGACTCGTCCTGCTGGAACAAGACGGGTTTCGGGCCGTCAATTGCAGAAGTGATGATGCGAGAGGGCGTACGATGGACGCCGTCAGATCGCAATCGTATTCAGGGGAAGATGGAGATACACCGTCGTCTCGCTGACGATCCCTACACAGAGGAGCCACGCCTACGCTTCTTCTCTTCGTGCCAGAACATCGTCAAGCAGATTGCAGGCATCCCTCTCTCCAAGACGAACAGCGAAGACGTAGATACGAAGGCAGAGGATCACGCATACGATGCCCTGCGCTACGGAATGATGACACGCATGAGTGGCTACGCTTCGATACACCAGCAACTCACCGCAATCAAGAACCAAGTTCACCAAGTTCAAGACGAAGTATTCGGATACTAATTTATGGCACTCACAAGAGAAGAGATGACGGCAAAGGCTATGAACGGCACGCTTACCGTTCGTGAAGCTATTGAATTTGGTCAATCCCTTCCTTTGAATAAAGCTTTGAAAGTTACTGAATCCTCTCAAGATCGTATGGGCCGCTTGGTTTCTGGCTTTAAAGAGTTGGGCATCAACATAGACATGCCCTATAAAGACCTCAATAAGTTTGACCGGGTTGAGGGCATGAAGATAGTTGACCTCTTGGGTCCGTCAGATACGCCATACAGGTCAAACAAATGGGGCAACTTGCAGGCTCTTGAAAATGCACTGCGCCCTGTTTTTGATGAGATGGGAATCACATCCCAGCTAACCGACATGATGGGACCATCTGGGGAGGTCGTAAGTAGGGGTCCAATGTATCCACCCCTAACAGGAGAATCTACGGGAAGAACCCAGCGAGGTGGAAAGAGTAGTGCGGAAGACAGCGAGGGAACTCGCCCCATGCGAGGAACCATCGAAAAAGAAAAAATCGATGCGATGTACGATGAGGCACTCCCGCAAGTGGAAAACGACTCCAAGTACGGCGCGAAAGTATCTCGCTTTCTAGAATATCATCGTATGACAGTAAATCGTCCCGCACAGTTGTTGGGACTGAAAAAAAGTGACGTTGTAATCCAGAGGGATTCTGATGGAAATATACTTGGTGTAAAAGTCAAAGGTAAAAAGGTTAGGACTACCGACAAGAAGGGCCGTCCAGAACTTGAGTGGTCAGCCCAGTCTCGTGGTGGTCAGATTATTTTAAAAGCCCTAGAAGAATCTGAATCCGATCTTCTGTTCGACGTGAAGAAAACTCAAGTAGAAAACGCATTTAAAACGTATATTACACCCCTGCTAGAGCCGTTTGAAGACTTGCTACCCACTATGGATGTGGCAAAAAAGGTAGAGGGAAGCAACACGGGGGAACGAGTACGCACAAAGGTTCCGTTTAAGACCATAGGTGTCATGCGTTCTATCGTACCCAACTACCTTATCGAACAGTTCAATGTTCGCGAGGACCTAGTTAAGGGAGCTATGGGGCACGAAAACACTGCTACCCTGTCTAAAAACTACACAGGCACTGGTCTCATCCCCACACGAGATATTCCATTTCTTTTAGAAAATCCTACGGACTACGGCTCTGAAAATTTTCGGGGCGGCTTGATGGAAAACACAGGCAACGTGGTTCGACTAACTGATGAGCAGATTGAAAAGTTACGCACGGCAAGATTTGAGTTACTTCAGTCCACTAATCTAGAAGATCAGCAGGCATCCCTAAATAGATTCTTAACGCTCCTAGAAGAGCAACCTGCCTACGATCCTGTAAAAGTGAGGGAAGCGGGTAAAGCGAAGGGACAAGCAGAGGCCCTATTTGAGCAGGGGCGCTTAGAGGGCAGGGCACAAGTAGAGGTTGAGGCAGAACTGGCGGGAAAGGGTCCGCAGGGACTTGTGAAATTTACCCCTGAACAGATTGAAACCATGAAGGCCAACGGGCTGTGGAATGATGATCTTGACAGGCTAACCAACCCTGACTACGAGGCTCCTGAAACAAAAGGGTCAACAACTGGACAAAAACTTGGCGTAGGAATGGCAGCAGCAGGAGTTGGAATGGCACTCCTAGACCCTGCACAGGCTCTTGCTGATGAAGCAATTCAACAAACGGGTGAAGCAGCCACACGTGCAATTGTAGGAAAAACGATAGCTCGTCGTATACCTTTTGCAGAAGCAATTATTCCGGGCGATACTTCGGTTGATCCACAAGAGAACTTGGCAAAAGCCTACAACAGACCCGCACAAGATTTTTACGACATGACTCCGGAGCAAATGGCTCCGTATCAACAGGCTTTGGATGATGCAATTGCACAACAAGAGCAAGAAGCAGTTGCCCGAAGAAGAGGGAGAAACCGCGCCAGAGTCGGTTCGGGCTTCCTAGAAAATCAACAACAACCATAGGGGAGAGAAACCTATGCCCGGTAATAACTACAACTATGGCGCATCGTACATTATGAGTGCCGACAAGACCAGCGTCGATAAAGACGAGGGCGCAACACAACTCTACCGTGAGGGCTTGGAGTTTGATGGTCGTGTCGTAACTGGACCGATGATCGAAGCTATGCCTAAGAAGCAAACCAAGCCAACTGT